GTCCCATTAAAAGACCAAGAAGAACCAGTAGACACAGTAGAATTCAAACAAGAAGAAAAGTGTCTAACCAAAGTTTGGTAAGCCGGAAGCCTAGTATGTAAGGAACCCTGAGTATTAATAACCAAAGGATTATTAGAAAAAGGCTGCTGACCAGGCTGCTGATTTGGCGTGTTACGAGCAAGGAAAGCCGAAGCTTCACGAACCGTAACATACAAACCAGTAGCTGAGTCTTGAGCAGGATAAACATGAAAATCAGTACCCCCACGAACAAAAGCGTAAGCAGAAGCAATCATGCCACCAAAACCAAAACTCTCACGCAAATGCGTGGTGGGAGCAGGCGTCAAAACAGAAGGCCTAGGCTGGTAGAACCAAGGAGGAATCAAAAACTGATACTTCGTTGATGCTGCCAGTGAAGCCGGAGTAACCTTAGGAATAGAAATCAATTGTTTCAAACTCATGACACTCTCACCCACAGTCAACTCGCTGACGTCTGCAGTAGTATTAGAAAGGATACGACCACCCTGAAAAACTGGAGTACCCAAAGAATGAGGTGGATACAAAGCAGTTCTGACATTTGCAAACTCAAAGTCATCACCAGCCTTCACCTCAACAAGAACACCAATGTTAGTAGATATGACGCTAGCTGCCTGTAAAGCATCCACAACGTGCATAGAAATGACACCAGTGTTGGAAAGGAACGGCGTAAAAGAGAAGGGAGACACATAAGGAACCTCAAACTCAAAAACATTGCCATCACGTAAATTAAAAACCGCCGAATAGCCAAAAGGATTTGGCCCATTGGCACCATAAGTAGCCACAGAACCAGCTGCAGTCACCGTAGGAGCTAAATAGGTCACATCATCCAAAATACTCAAAAACGGACTATAATTCACAATAACACGCCCACCATGTAACTTAGCCTTAGAAAAAGTAAACCTAAACTTCATAGAACCCTTCCAAAATCTAAACATCTGTCCAAAATAAAACATTGAAGTAGGTAGAAAAGCGTTAGAAGTAGGAGTAGCAACAGCGGGTGGGATGGTATTACAATACGGCTTAGCTGCTGAAATCCTAAACCACATAGAAGAAGGCGAAACAAGAGCTCCCCACATCAAAGTACCTGCTGCATCTGCAACGTCTAAATTAAATCTGCAAATCTGACCGTAAGTCGACAGAACATAATTCAAAGACATCTCATCTACATCAGTTCCAGCAAAGTTAGGAGATACACGAAGAGTATTACTTGCAAAAGGACCTACAACTAAAGCGGAAGAAGGAACATCAACATTGTGCTCAGCAATATTAACATTGCGCTGCATACGCATAACAGGATCAACAACCGAAGGCTTACTAAAACCAAATGCTCTAATAGCACCAGCAGTCTTGGCCAAAAACCAAGAAGTCGGACCACCTATAGAACTAAGCATAGGAACACCTTTAGAAATCCAACCCACAGCTCTAGAAAGAGCCATGGTTCCAGACGAAAAAGGATGGGACTCCTTTTCGAACTCCTCAGTAATGGGAGCCAATTTCTTACCAGCCTGGAAAGTGATAACCTCACTTGAAATGGGATTGGCACCGAAGAACTCTAAATCTTCTAAATGCACATAAAGCTGATACCTAGGAGGTGACATGCCTGCAACTGCATTAGTAGGTAAAATAGAATTCAAAGCCAAAAGACCATAAGGAGGAACATTCATGCCAGCATTAGACACATTCAAAGGATGATACTCCAAAACAGAAAGAAAAGGTACTTTAAGCCGAACCATAGTATCCGCTGACAAATCCAAACGCACATGAGGTAAGTTAGTACACATAGGAGAATGCACAGACCTAATGTATGTTGCGGTATTATCAGTAGCACCATACTGCCAACTCATGCAAATAACTCCCTGATGAAAAGGAGTAGCAGCCAATTGTAAAGTAAACACAAGACTGGCACGAACACCATACACACCAGTAAGACGATCAAGTCCATTCGGAAACTGATTGACAATTTCACTCGTAAAATCATAACCCTTAGCATAAAATCTAGTGGTAGAGCCTAATGGCAGATCACCATTTGTCAACGCAATAGGCCTGGAAAAATATTTAGTAAGATTCTGGATATCCGACTCCACTGGTATATGAGTCCCAATCTTGACAGCATCCGCATTAGCCTCAGCACAAGTGCTAGCTTCTTGCACGAATGCAGTAACACCTGTTGTTTCAGGAGGTGCGTTGATTGAAAGAGACTTAATCTCAGAACAGTCGTCAACAGTATCTCGAAGAGAAGATTCATCAATAACATCTTTGTTTGAAGCAAGATATAATACCTACAAGAGCCATCTCAAACTACGAGTAGGAGCTGCAATTCTCTGGACTTACCGAGGAGAAAAGAACCCTTCACCTTCCAAAGGCCTAGAAGTAACCGCACCAGTCGCAGGGCCACTGACACCCGCACCTGTCGCTTCCAAAGAAAAAGAAGCCGTGTCTGAAACAGACAAAGCTCTATTCCTAAGTTCAATCACTGCTTTATCAAATGCTAAACGCTTGTCATCATTAATAGAATCATTACGAGAGGTCAAGAAACCTTTAATAGCTGTAAACAACTCCTCAGGAATCATAACACGCGCACCGCGCCTCTGTGCCAAACACAAATGTATAAGCTGATCAAAAAGATCGCGGCGAGTACGAAAATATACGACATTCGAAATGATGCAATTAGTACACCAAGTAGCAAGATGCGTAGGATCAACATCAAAAGAAAAAGATTGATTCGTAGCGAAACATAATACTCTTAAGCCTCGTTTCATAGGTAAAAAGAGGGCTGCAATTCTCTGGACTAGCGGCCCTGAGTAGTAAGGCTGAAAAGCCACGCTTCCTGACGACGCCCTGTCCACTCTTCATTTTCCCATGCAGCCATTTATTTGCAGAAGAAAAGTGCGTATATGCAATCGTCTCAATACCAGTTGTCAGTCCGTGACTTAGCGACCATCCGGTATTGCGTTCTGTCAATGCGAGCCTTACTCACATGACCATACTCATCCATAACCTCAGAAATCATCGGAGCATACTTATCCCAGACATGCTGAGAATGCATACTCAATTCTTCCAAAGCTGTCTCAAGAGCCGCAATCTTCATCCTGCGCTCTTCCTTCTTGTTCTTGCTCCAATAAGGAACATACAAAAAGCTCTCCAACTCCAAAGGGCAAAGCCAGTCGTTGTCTTCACAAATAAACCCACGCTTAAGAAAAGTCAACTGAGAAATAGGAAAAGTTTCCTTAAACTCACCGGTCTTATCTCCGGGGGTGTAAACCAAACCAAACAATTCTTTCAAAGCTACTGACACCGTGCGTTGATTATAAACTTCTTTGACAGCATCATGAACATTAGCAACATTATCATCACCAAAAGTGGCTGGACTAACGTTATTCCAAAAATCAGTCATATTCTTTGTGATATGGATATACGCAGAAACCAAAGCCACCAAACTATACATAGAATTCACTACTGTAGTAAAAGGATGACCACTAGGTAAAGACTTATTCCACTGGTAAATGTGTCTCTGATCCGTGCCCAAACCACCAATGTGTCGTGAATGGACCAAATCCAACCACAACACCTTCCTAATACGAGCATTTTCATCTCCATCATTATACCAACGGTTAATATAGTTCAAAATCTCGTCGTGGATGCTAGGCTGCTCACTTGAATCAAATTGCTTAAAATCACCATCAAAACAATGTTCACCAAACCTAGTCAAAACATTTGCTAAGGTAGGCCAATCACTGTAAGCACAAATACCAGGGCACATGCCTGTCACCGTGTTGTTGCGCA